CCTTTCTTCGTCCGACCGCAGATTCAAGGCATTCAACATAATCAATAACAGGCGCAATTTATGAGTTGGGGTGGGGCACGGATAGGCGCAGGGCGACCGAAGAAGCCGGAATCTTCGCGCTGGTTGGGTGGGAATGCGGGAAAACGAGGCAAGAAACCTGCGAAAGCCACCCATCAGCAGCCGTTAGAGCCTGTCGAGCCTCCTAAACTCAACGAACGCGAGCAGTTAGTCTGGGATGAACTGGCTCCGCTGGCGCGAGAAGCTCGGACGCTGGTGCCGGCCACGGTGGGCGACCTCAAGACGCTCTGCGTCCTAGAGGTGGAAATGGCCGATGTCCTTGCTGAGCGGCGGAAAGAGGGTTGGAGTTCTGAAGGGCTGGCGCTGGCGAAGGAATACCGCGGCCTGGTCCAGCGGGTTGAGGCGAAGCGCAGGGCGTTCCGGTTGGCCCCGATGGGGAAGGATATGACACCTCCTGAGCAGCCGAAGGACGAATGGAGCGAGTTTGACAGTCCTGTCCAGTGACGAGGTGGACGCCTATGCGTCTGCCGTGGTTCGCGGGGAGGTGCCGGCCGGGAAGTTCCACCGTCTGGCCTGCGAGCGGCACCAGAGGGACCGGGGACGTGAGGGCACTGCGGCGTTCCCCTATCGGTTCGATTCTGTCAGGGCTGGGCTGTTCTTCAAGTTCGCTGAGAAACTGAGCCATTACAAGGGCAAGTGGGCCGGCGAACCGATTCTGCTGCAGCCCTACCAGAAGTTCCGACTCGGCTCGATTTTCGGCTGGGTCCATGTCGCCACCGAGAAACGCCGGTTTCGGAACGCTTACAACGAACTTCCCCGCAAAAACGGCAAATCCTTAGAAGCTGCCGTGGTTGGCCTCTACACCACGTTCTTCAACGGGGAACCTGGAGCGGAAGGCTACTGTGCTGCCACGAAGCGTGACCAGGCGGCGATTGTCTTCGGGGATTGTAAGAAACTCGTTCAAGCCTCTGGCCTGAAATCTCGGATCGTCGTCCAAGTCGGCAATCTCCACCGGGAAGACACCGCCTCGAAACTCGAGCCGTTAGGCGCGGACCACGACTCAACTGACGGCCTGAATCCGAACTTCATCTGCCTAGACGAGCTGCACGGCTTCAAGACCCGCGGCATGATTGACGTGCTCGAGACGGCCACCGGAGCCAGACAGCAGCCGCTCATCTTCAAGATTACGACCGCGGGCGATGACCCTGTGTCACCAGGTGGGGACGAGCACGACTATGCCTGCAAGGTCCTTGAAGGTGTGCTGACGGACGAAACCTACTTCGCCTTTATCGCCCATGCCGATGTGGATGATGACTGGACCCTCCCGGAGACAGCCCGCAAGGCGAATCCCAACTATGATATCTCGGTCAATCCGGAGGATTTGGCAGCGAAAGTCGCCAAGGCCCAGGGGATGCCGGCGGCAGCTGCGGCCTATCAGCAGAAGCACCTGAACCGATGGGTGAATGCGTCTGCTCCGTGGCTGTCCATGGATGGCTGGCGGAAAGGGCAGAGCACCTGGGATCCGGCGGAACTCGAGCACGAACCGTGCTTTGTCGGTGTTGACCTGTCTTCGAAGTTGGACCTGACCGCCCTTATGGCCGTGTTCCCTCCGACTGCCGGAAGGCCGAAATGGCGGTTGCTGCCCTACATCTGGACACCAGAAGAAACGATGATCGAACGGGGACGGAGGGACCGGGCGCCATATGACATCTGGGTGCGGCAAGGGCATCTGCTGACGACACCAGGCACGCGGATTGACCATAGTGTCATTCGGGACACGCTGAAGGAGTTGCGGACGCGCTATGATGTGCAAACCATTGGGTTTGACCCATGGCACGCCGACCAGTTGATCGGCCAACTTGTCTCTGAGGATGGGTTCAGTCCGGAGCAGGTGCTCGAGGTGCGACAGACCTATGCGGCGATGAGTTCCGCCTGTTCCCGGCTCGAGGCGGAAATCCTCGATGGGGCAGTGGATTCAGGGAACAATCCGGTGATGGCGTGGTGTGCGTCGAATGCCATCGTGCAGCGGGACGGGAAAGACAACATCTATCCGGTGAAGAAGAAGAGCCGCGGCAGGATTGACCCGATCATGGCGACGATTATCGGAATGGCGATGTGGCTGAAACGGCCTGAGACGGAAACGCCGCAGTATCAGATTCTGGCCTTCGGAGGCTGAGTATGAGCCGTGAACACAAGACGGTAGAAGTCACACAGCGCAGAGACAGGGAAGTGATTGTTTGCGATGGCTGCGGTAAAGAGGCTCCGATTCCCATTGAGTATGGTGGAATGCCCCCAGCGTTTACTCAGTATCCGATGGACTGGTTCCGTATCGGCCATGGCGTTGACGTGCGCGATGCGTGCTCTTCAAATTGTGCCGCGAACGTGCTGGCAACAATCGAACGAGCCGAGCTGGCGGTCAAGTAAATGGAACCGCCGCGCACGAAGCACATCGGCCGGCCGCGCTCACTGGAGCCGCAGGCCACCGTCTGCTCATGGGTGCCGGCGACACTCCATGACAGGCTGATCCGAGCAGCGAACCAGCGCGAGATCTCCGTCTCAGCCTACGTGCGGAACGTGATCATTTTTGCCCTGAAGGATGACTCATCCGGCTCTCTCTAAATGCGGACCTTCCGTTCGCCGTTCATTCCGAACCAGTTCTACTCCTGGCATCAAGATGTCCGCGTCTCTGGGATTCCACAGGCGATTCTGGATCGGTCGATTCGGAGGGATGGCCGGTTCCTCGGGTTACTGGCGGAGCATATTCTGGTCGGGCGGTTTGATAACCTAGAAGTCTCAGGGCGCTCCGGTTCGTCCTACGATTTAGTGGAATACCCAGTCGGTGGCGGCTTGCGGTCGTGGGAGCAGAAGGTGGCCGCGCAAGCGAAATCCATCAGCCTTGTGGCGAGCTGCATGAAGGGCGTTGGTCGGAGTTTTGATGAAGTCAAGCATCGAGCGAGACGCAGTGGCCTCTACGGGTATATCCTGATTGATCTCTCCGCATTTCCACTGATGCGGATGCGCGGCGTCACGATTGCCGATCTGGATAGTCGTGGGTGGTCGAAGGAGATTAAGCGTGCCGATCTCGATAACCTCCTGATGCCGCATGGCGATCTCGTTACGATGGCGAGCGGATAGATTTCCTACTAGAGAACCACACTTCTGTTGACTCGTCTGTAAACTCTCCGCGCAGACGTGTCCGAGACAATGAATCGCGCCTATAGCCTGCTTGAAATCAAGAGCATCGATGAAGACTCGCGCATTATCGAAGGCATTGCGACTACGCCTTCAACGGATCGCGTAGGCGACATCATCGAGCCGAAAGGCGCGGTCTTTAAGTTGCCGGTGCCATTCATGTGGCAGCACGGCAAGGATCCGTTCGTGGGTCCGACGCCTGTCGGCAACGTCGTCTCGGCCAAGGTTACGGCGGACGGGATTCCGGTGCGTATCCAGATGGAACGCTCCGACCAGCCAGGACGCCTCAAAGACATCCTCGATTTTGCCTGGGAAGCCGTGAAGAAGCGGCTGGTGCGTGGACTCTCTATCGGGTTTAACCCGCTCGAGATGACCGACATCAAAGGCACGTTCGGCCAGCGGTTCGTCAAATGGGAATGGCTGGAACTCTCCGGCGTGACGATTGCCGCCAATCAGGATGCGTCCATCGTGACGCTGAAATCGATCATCGATACCGTTGCTCCGGCCGCGATAGGCAATGGCGACGGCTCCGTCAAAGCGCTCGGCGTTTCGAGCATTGGCCTCCCTGCGCGAAAGGGCGCTCGAGCCATGACCATTACCGAACAGATTGCGGCCTTTGAGGCCAAGCGTGCAGCGTCGTCTGCCCGCATGAATGAAATCCAGACCAAGGCCGTCGATGAGGGCCGCGGGAAAGACGATACAGAACGGGAAGAGTTCGACACCTTGAAGAAGGAAGTCGCCAGCATCGATTCCGAGTTGGTGGACCTCCGCGACCTCGAGCAGGCTAATCGTCGTGCGGCTAAGCCAGTCGTAGCGGATACGCCAGCGGCCGCGGCGGCTTCGCGCAGCGAGGCGGCTCCCGTGATCACCGTCAAGGAGAACCGTCCAGTCGGTATCGGGTTCGCTCGCGCGGCGATGTGCATGATGCGTGCGCGGCTCGACAACCGCTATGCGCCGGAAGTGGCGAAGGAATACTGGCCCTCGGACCAGGAACTCCACGCCTACCTGAGCGTGCAGAAGGGCGCGGTTCCCGCAGGCACAACCACGCAGACCGTCTGGGCCTCGCCACTGGTCTACGCCACGAACCTGGCCTCGGAGTTTGTGGAGTTCCTGCGTCCCCAGACCATCGTGGGCCGGATTCCTGGCCTTCGGCGTGTCCCCTTCAACGTCCGGTTCAACGGGCAGACCTCCGGTGGCACAGGTTACTGGGTTGGGGAAGGCGCACCGAAGCCGTTGACCTCGTTCGCGTTCGAAGCGAACACGCTCACCTATACCAAGGTGGCGGCGATCTCGGTCATCACGCAGGAGCTGGCGCGGTTCTCGACGCCCTCCGCCGAAATGTTGGTATAGG